CTAAAAAAGTTATTGTTGATATGGAAAAAAAAGAAGAAAAAAAAGAAGTAAAAAAAAGTATTGTCAAAAAGTTATTTGGCAGAAAAAAATAAGGATTAAAAAATGAGTGGATTAAAAACAGAAACAGCTTGGTCAACCAATGTAGTTAGTATTGCTGACTTTAAATTGTTTGCAAGAATTGATAGTTCTGACACATCAGAAAACGCACTCATTGAATCTCTAGTATTTTTAGCACAAGATATGGCAGAGTCATATACAGGTAGAGCAATCACTCAACAAGATTTACAACTATTCCTAGATAGATTACCTTTTTATTCTGATTTAAGATTAAGAGAAGGTATTTTTACAGCACCAGATTTACAAAGTAATTCAAACTTTATAGTATTACCAAAACCAAATTTAGTTTCAGTTACTCATGTTAAGTATTATGATAATGATAATACAGCATCAACATTTGCTTCGTCAAATTATTACGTAGATATAACAAGTGAACAAGGTAGAGTTGTTTTAAAAACTGGAGTTAGTTTTCCGACTGTGTCTGAATTAAGAAATGCTAATGCTTATGAGATTCAATATAGAGCAGGATATGGTAATGCAGCAAGTGATGTACCAAAACCTTTAGCACAAGGAATTAAAATGTTGGCTTTACATCTTTATGAAAATAGAGAGATAGCAACAAGTATGAATGTTAATCTTATACCTAATACGATAGCAATGTTATTTGCACCTTATAAGGTTCAAAGATTAAATAATTTTTTAGGAGCATAATATGTCTGTATCAAGAGTTGGTAAAACAAGAAATCAAATCACTTTACAAAACACTGATTTATCAACCGATAGTATGGGTGGCTATACTACTGCTAGAAGCACTTATGTAACTGCCTTTGCAAAGATGACACCAAAAGGTGGTAAAGAAACTTTTACAGATAAAACAGGGCGACAAATAGAGAACTCACATACATACGAATTTCTTATAAGATATAATGGTACTAAAAATGCCATAACAACAAAAATGAGAATATTATTTGGCACTAGAAGTTTTAATATAATAAAAATTAATGATGAGAATGATTATAATAATTATATTACTTTAGAAGCTATTGAAGATATTGCAAACTAATGGATATTACATTTAAAGTTTCTAATATGAAAAAAGTTTTATCTCAATTAGATGGATTAGCCAAAGATATGGAGTTACCTTTTCAAGAAGTAGTTAAGGGTGGTGGGCAATTAATAAGAGCAGAAGCAATTAAAAGTATTCAGACAGGTGCAAAGTCAGGTGTTATATATCAAATGTATAATCCTCGTAGAGAACATAGAGCATCTGCACCTGGACAATCTCCTGCAAGTGATACAGGAAATTTAGTAAGTAAAATAATTGTTAGACAAAAAAGTCAAGATGTTACAAGTGTAGAAAGTAATGCAAATTATTCAGCTTACTTAGAATATGGTACAAGTAAAATGGAAGCAAGACCATTTATGCTTCCAGCATTTGAAAGAAGCAAAAAACCAATTGTTGATGCAGTATTTAAAAGAGTAATACAAAAAATTGAGGAATTTACTAAATGACAGATTTTGCAGTTACATTACAAACAACAGTATATAATGCTTTATCGGCAGACGCTACTTTAGTAAGTGCAGTTACAGGAATTTACGATTTTGTTCCAGAGGGAACAGCATTTCCATATGTTAAAGTTGGAGATCAGACTATGGTAGATGATGGAACGAAAAACAAAAAAGGGAATGATTTTACCCTTATGATTCATGCTTTCTCAAGATATAGAGGAAGTAAGGAGATAAAAGAAATTATGTCATTAGTCTATGATGTATTACACGAATCAAGTTTATCAGTATCAGGTGCTTTCAATAATATGAGATTTGAGTTCTCTGATATAATTAAAGAAAATGATGGGCTTACAACACATGGAATGCAAAGATTTAGAGTTTTTGTATTGACAAATTAAAAAATAAATAATATTAAAAATAAACAAGGAGAAACAACATGGCAGCACAAAAAGGTTCAGCATTTTTATTGAAAGATAATAGTACAGGAACAGCAGTAACATTAGGTGGAATGAGAAGTACATCAATGTCTGTTAATGGAGAAACAGTTGATGTTACAACAAAAGATTCGGCAACATTTGATGGTTCAGCAGGAAATGATATAGGTAGAGCATTAGGTGGAAATATGGGAATAAGAAGTATGACTATTTCTGCAAGTGGAGTATTTACTGATGCAGCATCAGAAACTACAACAAGAGCAACTGCATTTAGTGGAGATTCAGTAAATTACGATTTGGTATTTGGAGATACTTCAACTGCAAAAGGTGCTTTTATAATTACGTCTTATGAAAGAGCAGGAGAATATAATGGAGAAGAAACTTATTCATTAACTCTTGAATCAAATGGTACAATAACTTGGGCTGACGCATAATCAACAAAGGATTAATAATGGAACATACAGATGGGTTTAAAGTGATAGAAATAAAATTTCAAGGAGAGTCCTATAATGGTTTCTACAAGGTTACTAGAAAGGGTGTAGTTACTATCGAAACAAGAAGTGATATTCCTGTTAAACCCTACGATAAGGTTTCAATAGGTGTTAATGAGTTAATTGTTCAAAAGGTACAAATTTATTCAAATAGAGCAGAAATTACTTGCGAAGATACAAATACAAGTGATATAGTTAGGTCAAATAAGACTTTGAAAAAACTGAAAAAATCTGAACCAACAGAAAAAAATATACTTGAACAATTAATAGAAAAGGACACTAATGGCGAATCAGTATAAAGGCGAAGTCAAGGGTAAGCTAGGAGATAAAGAAAGAACTTTTAGACTTACCTTTGACAGTATAGTTAATATAGAAAATAGAAGTGGTAAAACAATTTTAGATATTACCAATAATATGGCTCAAAATAAATACTCTTTAAAAGATGTAACTATCGTTATGCACGAGGGACTTTTAGGTGCAGGTGGTAAATTTACACAAGGAGCAGTGGGCGATATGATTATTCAAACTGGATTATTAAAAATTGCAGTATTATGTTCAACAATATTAATGACAATATTTACTGGCGATAAAGAAGAAGAAGATTCCCCTTTAGTACAGGGGGAGAACGAGCCGAAAGATACCCAATCCAGCAATACCTAGAAATAGGTCTTGGTGTATTAAAATTCTCCCCTAAAGTATTTTGGGATTTATCAATAACAGAATTTGTTTCTGCTTTAAATGGATATAAATTATCCAAAGGGCAAAATAAAAATTTAGAACCAACTCAAAAAAAACAACTAGAGGAATTAATGCGACAATTCCCAGATTAATATTATGGCATCAAATTTAGCAACAATCAGAGTAGAACTTATTGCAAACGCACAAAAGTTTAAAATGAGTTTAGATAAGGCATCTACAGGTCTTACAAAATTAGATAAAGCCAGTCTTACTACTGGTAAGGGTGCATCTAAATTACAAGCTAAAATGAGAGATGTTGCAGGTTCTATTGCAGCTGTACAAGGTCCTTTAGGTCCCGTAGCAGGTCGTTTAAACGCTATTGGTGCAATAATGGGTAGAGTTAGTTTAAAAGGACTTGCCATGACTGGTGCGTTTGTTGCGGCAGGTTTTGCACTTACTAAATTAATTAAGAATGTAACCGCTGTTCAAACACAAATGCTTAAATTAGAAGGTATCTTGAAAGCAACAGGTGGTGCAGCAGGATTAAGTTTAAGTGAAATAGAAGATTTATCTACCCAAATTGGTATTGCAACTTTAGCATCAACTTCAAAAGTTAGAGATGCTGCAGGTATTATGTTAACTTTTAAATCTATAACTGGAGATACTTTTAAAGACGCATTAAGATTAGCACAAGATTTAGCAGAAGTAGGCTTTGGTGATTTAAAAATGGGTGCTACTCAATTAGGTAAAGCATTAGAAGATCCAATAGTTGGTTTAGGTGCATTAAGACGAGTAGGTGTTTCATTTACAGATGCACAAAAAGAAATGATTAAAGTTCTTACTATGACTGGTAGGAAAGCAGAAGCACAAAGAATTATTTTAGACGCATTAGATCAACAAGTAGGTGGTGCTGG